GAACGCACCAACAACGTTATCTATCGCCCCCAGCCTTACATCGCTCAGTCGTATGATGGTATGGATCAGACAGGTAACTTCACAGCTTATACACAGCTCTCAGTTCCAGCGACACTTGGCTTCCAAAAGTCTGTGCCTTTCATTCTGGATGCGCTTGAGTTGCGTGATGCGTTGCAAGAAGGCCGTCTAGGTGATGCTGCAAAGCAGAAACTAGCGTCTGACATCAACATTGCCATTATGAACGTGGCTGCTGCCCAAGGCTCATTGGTTGTTACAACCAACACAGCCGCAGGCGATTATGATGACATCGCACTTTGCGACAGCATTATGAACGAGCAGGGAGTTCAGGCATTTGATCGCTACTTGGCATTGTCAAGCCGTGACTATAACGGTCTGGCTGGCAACATCGCTGGTGGTGCTGGTGGCGCATCTGTGTCACGCAGTTTCTCTGGCAACAAGTCAAACAATGCGTTTGAGCGCAGTTTCGTTGGTATGGTCGCAGGCTTTGAGACCTACAAACTAGACTATGCAAATCGCTTGACTGGTGCTGCTGGTGCAAACACCACGATGTCAACATTGGCCGCAGCAAACAACTTCTACGTTCCATCTGCAACCCAGACAGCAGTAACTGGTGAGACTCAGAACGTTGACAACCGTTTCCAGACAATTACTGTCACCGCAAGCGCAGGCTTGTTGGTCGGTACACCGTTTGAGATTGCTGGCGTTGAGGCTGTCCATCACATCACGAAACAAGGTACTGGCTTTGCCAAGACTTTCCGTGTCGTGAGCGTGACGAATGCAACAACCGTTGTTATTACTCCTCCGATCATCTCGGCTCAAGGTGGAACGGATGCAGAACTGCAATATCAGAACTGTATCGTTACTGCTAATGCCGCAGCTGGAATTACCCGTCTGAACCTCGACACAGCACCTATCAACTGCTTCTGGCAGAAAGATGCTCTTGAGATTCTGCCTGGTCGTTACGCTGTTCCTTCTGATGCTGGTGTCGCAGTCATGCGTGCCTCGACAGATCAGGGCATCGAGCTGGTGATGCAGAAGCAATACGATGTGAACACAATGAAGACCAAGTATCGTCTTGATACACTCTTTGGCGTGGTCAATAAGCAGCCAGAAATGTCTGGTATCTTGTTGTTTAACCAGACTCCTTAAAGGAAACAATCATGTCCTATAACATCATTTTTGCACAAGGCACAGCAACTGTCTCCGTGCCAGCAGGCGAGAAAATCGCAGTTCAAGCCTACTCACCAGCAAGTGTGTTTCAAGAAGTTGGTTTCCCCAACTTCCCTGAAGCAAATGACCTGTTGACCGTGGTCGAGAACACCACCTATGTGTCGGATGCATTCACCAATGCTACTAGCGTTATCATTCAAGCTGGTGCATCAGGTGCGAACTACTCTGTAGGCGTTGCGCCTGACATCAACAACAATGGCAACTGGCAGCCTCAGGGTGCGCCAGCCAACATTGCTGATGGCGCATCGATGATTGCCACAGCAGCAAACGTGCTGACAGGCATCATTACAGCAACACCAACCGCTGGTCGTGATGTTCAATTGCCAACAGGTGCAAACCTTGACCTGGCAACTGAGTGGGCAATTGGTGATTCGTTTGACTTCAGCGTGATTACTTTGGCTGCGTTTGCTTTGACCCTTACGGTCAATACAGGCGTGACCATCGTGGGTGCTGCTGCAACTGCTGCAACGTCTGGTGCATCTGCACGATTCCGTTGCCGTAAGACTGCGGCTGATACCTTTGTGGTCTATCGTATTAGTTGATAAACCTGACAGGCCAGCAGAGATGTTGGCCTGTTTAACTTTAGGAGAACGCTATGATGGGTAAGAAGATGGGCGATATGATGTCCAAGACTATCAAGAAAGAAATGAAAGCTGGCAAGCCCCAAAAGCAAGCCGTGGCTATGGCTTACAGCATGAACAAGCCTGCCAAGAAAGCCGCAAAGAAGAAATGATTAAGTCCGCAGCAATTATTAAGAATGCGCCTCGTGCCGAGTGGCGTGAGGTGCGTCTGGCCAAGAAAAAAGCCAAGAAGCAGGCTCAGATTGAGCGCAAGGCCATCAAGGTTTACTTTCCATCGCCTATGAATGTGCGAGTCAGAGAGCCTGTTGAGGTTGTCGAGGTCGTTGAAGTGTTTGAGATTGTTGAGGTGACAGAGGTTGTCGAATCAATGATTGAGTCTGCTCCGACCCGTGAAGAGATGACTATCAAAGCCCGTGAGCTTGGCATAAAATTCGATGGTAGAACGTCAGACAAGAAATTAAGTTCACTCATTGCAACAGCACTAGGAGGCTGAAATGGGTTATTCCAAGAGGCAATTCATCGCAGCTGCGCTGGAAGAAATCGGTCTTGCATCCTATGTCTTTGACTTGCAGCCTGAGCAAATTGACACGGCCAGACGCAGACTCGATGCAATGATGGCTGATTGGAATGCTAAGGGCATTCGCTTGGGTTATCCCATCCCATCAAGTCCTCAAGATGGTGATTTGGACGAAGAGACCAACGTCCCTGATTCAGCGTATGAGGCGATTATCTGTTCTCTGGGCATCAGGCTTGCACCAAGTTATGGTAAGCAAGTGATGGCAGAGACGAAGGTTGTGGCCAAACAAGGCTACGATATTTTGCTTCAACGTGCGACCTATCCTCTGGAACAGCAACTGCCAAACACGATGCCATCGGGCGCAGGAAACAAGCCTTGGCGTGTCTACGACAACCCATTTGTGCGACCACCCTATTTTCCTGTGGACGCTGGTCCAGATGGTCCAATCGAATACAACTAAGGAACAGTCATGCCAACCATCAATCAATTGCCCGTACTCAGCCCGATTTCTAGCGGAGATCAGCTGCCCGTTTATTCGCCAAATAATGGTGATGCTCGCAGAACGTCAGTCGGCAGTTTGCTGACTTTCTTTCAGCAGAGTTTTGCCTCGCCGACAGTATCGACCAATCTGTACGTGCCTGGCACAGGTTTTAATATTGCTGTCCCAACGCCTGTCAGCCAAGCGCAATGGATTCTCTTGCAGCCTGCTGGCACGCTTGCATCTGGCACGATTACTCTGCCATTAAATACCCAAACTCCTGATGGCACAGAGGTATTGATTTCATCAACGCAAGCTATCACGACATTTACAATTGGCTTAAATGGTGCATCTGCTATTTTTGGATTGATAACAACTTTACAGGCAGGAACGGCTATTAGATACAGGTTTTATCAACCTACGAATTCTTGGTACAACATTGTTTCTGATGAGTTTTCATCACTTGGTGCTGCTATACAAACCTTTTTGGCAACCCCATCTAGCGCAAACTTACGTGCTGCGATGACGGATGAGACAGGCACAGGACTGTTGGTATTTAACAGCACGCCAACCTTAATCACTCCAATTCTTGGAACTCCAACATCTGGCACGCTAACAAACTGCACCGGATTGCCTTTGACTAGCACGACAGGAACTCTGCCAGTTAATCGTGGCGGGTCTGGAACGACAACAGCAACTGGTACTGGAGAGTTAGTTCTTGCGACATCGCCAACTTTAATTACTCCAAATATTGGCACACCAAGTGCTGGCGTATTATCAAGCTGTACAGCTCTTCCATTAACAACTGGAGTAACAGGCACACTCCCAGTTGCAAATGGTGGCACAGGCGCAACTTCTGCAACCGGAACTGGAAACGCAGTTCTAGCAAACACTCCAACATTGATTACGCCTGATATTGGCGTGGCTACAGCAACTTCAATTGCGACTGGCCCTGTATTTGGAACGATTCAATCTTTAAGTGGCGCTGGCGCAGTAAATATTACAACCCTGACAACTGCATTCACATCGTCGGCCACAGGTAATGCTTTAACACTTGCTGATGGAGCTTCTGGCCAATTTAAAAACATTGTTTATGTGGCTGAGATTGCAGGAGGAGATACAGGAGTTTTGACACCAGCTAACCTTGGAAATGGTACGACTATCACATTTAACAGCGTTGGTGACAGCGTGCAACTCCAGTACATTGGCACAAACTGGTGGATAGTTTCCCTTCTTGGTGCTGTGTTGGCATAATGGCAACCAAGCCCAAATCCTCGGTCAACGAAGCTGGCAACTATACAAAGCCAACGATGCGAAAGCGTCTGTTTGCGGAGATCAAGGGTTCGGCGGTTCAAGGTACGGCAGCTGGTGAATGGTCAGCTAGAAAGGCGCAACTCTTGGCCAAGAAGTACAAAGAGAAAGGGGGCGGATATAAATGAAAGCCTCCCAGAAAAGTCTGAAGGATTGGGGCAGTCAGGATTGGCGCACTAAGTCTGGCAAGAAGTCATCCGAGACGGGTGAGCGTTATTTGCCAGCCAAGGCGATCAAGTCATTGACCCCAGCCGAGTACGCAGCCACCACCAAGGCCAAGCGAGAAGCCACAGCAAAGGGCAAGCAGTTTGCCAAACAGCCCAAAAAGGTCGCAGAGAAGATTAAGAGATTCAGATGAAAAGCCCAGCCTACACTCGCAAAGAAGGACAGAATCCCAAGGGTGGCTTAAATGCCAAGGGTCGTGCAAGTGCGAAGGCTGAGGGCATGAATCTGAAAGCTCCTGTCAAGTCAGGGGATAATCCTCGCCGAGCCTCGTTCTTGGCTCGCATGGGTGGCAACGATGGCCCTGAGTACAAAGATGGAGAGCCGACCAGATTACTGTTGAGTTTGCGTGCATGGGGCGCATCGTCCAAGGCTGACGCACAAGCAAAAGCCAAGAAAATCTCTGCCAGAAATAAGGCGAAAAAGTAAATGCAAATCCCTATTTTGTCCGGCATATTCACAGACAACGGACCAGACTTTAGAACGTCTTATCCTGTCAACCTTGTGCCAACTCCAAAGGCAAGCGGAATCAGCTCTGGGTATTTGCGCCCAGGCGATGGGATCGTGGCCAACGGGACAGGACCAGGAGCTGACCGAGGCGGAATCAATTGGCAAGGCAATCTTTATCGTGTGATGGGTACTAAGCTCGTCCAGATTGCAAGCAGCGGAACTGTGTCGGTGCTTGGTGATGTCGGTGGTCCATTAAATAATTTAGTCACGTTTGATTACAGCTTTGATCTATTGGCTATCGCATCAGGGGGGCGGCTGTATTATTGGAACGGGGCTACACTCGTCCAAGTAACCGACCCTGACTTGGGTTTGGTGCTGGATGTGGTCTGGATTGATGGTTACTTTATGACTACCGATGGAGAGTTCTTGGTGGTCACAGAGCTGTCAGACCCAACTCAGGTCAATCCATTGAAATACGGCAGCTCTGAGGTCGATCCTGACCCTGTGGTGGCATTGCTAAAGCTAAGAAACGAAGTCTATGCGCTGAATAGAAACACTATCGAGGTGTTTGACAACGTGGGCGGCTCATTGTTTCCCTTTGCTCGCATCGATGGCGCACAGATTCAAAAAGGGGTGGTTGGAACGTTTGCTTGTTGTGTATATCAAGAATCCATTGCATTCTTGGGTAGTGGTCGCAACGAAGCACCAGGCATCTACATTGGTGCGAACGCTACGGCCAAGAAGATCAGCACTCAAGAAATTGATGAGATTCTTCTGCAATATACGGAAGAGCAGCTCGCAACTGTAAAACTTGAGGCACGCAATGATCGAGCGCATGAGTTTCTGTACATCCACTTACCAGATAGAACTGTAGTGTTTGATGCCGCTGCGTCTCAGGCTTTGCAAGATTTGGTGTGGTTTACCCTAACATCTACAATTGTAGGCTTTGCTCAATATCGTGCTAGAAATATGGTTTATGCCTATGACAAATGGCTTGTGGGCGATCCGCAATCTAGCAACATTGGCTATCTGGTGGATACTATTGGTTCACATTGGGGCGAACAGGTGCGCTGGGAGTTTGGCACGCTGATTGTCTATAACGAGGGCAAAGGTGCGCTATTTTATCAGATGGAGTTGGTCAGCCTTACGGGTCGGATGGCCTTGGGTGTTGATCCTCAGATTAGCACCAGCTACTCAGTTGATGGGCTGTCCTACAGCCAAGAGAAATTTATCAAGGTTGGCACGATTGGCAACACATCTAAGCGTCTGTCTTGGTTTCAGCAGGGACACATGAGGAACTTTAGAATCCAGAGGTTTAGAGGTGATAGCGACTCGCATATTTCCCTTGCTCGTCTGGAAGCCAAGATTGAAGGGTTGGCTTACTGATGACCAAAATCTTCAAGCCTCTCAAACTTACAAGAGATCAGCTTGCTGATTTTCTTAATAATGCAGAGCAGATTAAGCAATTTGAGAATCTGTTTGCTGTGGCTGATACTGTCATTGAAGCACCAGATGACATCCTAGTTTTAAATATTGAGGCTGGGTCTGCACAGTCAACAGCTAACAATGCATTGGCATCAGCTGTGAACGCTGCGTTGGCAGAAAGCAAAGCAAATCAAGCTCTTGAACTGATAGATAATTTAAAGAATGCGATTGAAGGCTTACAGATGACTCCACCACCAAGGGAGTTAAAGCGTGCAAGATATGGTTCGTTTTATGACACCACCACACAACTTGCTACAGTCATCAATACAGCCACAGCAATTACTTTTAACACTACCGACCTGAGCAATGGCGTGTTTATTGGCAGCCCAGCATCCAGAATCGTTGTTGATAGCGAAGGCATTTATAATTTTGACACATCATTTCAGTTAGATAAAACTTCTGGTGGAACGGATGTGTTTGATTTTTGGTTTAGATTGAATGGTGTGAACGTAACAAATAGTGCAAGTAGGATCAGAATTCAAGGCAACAACGCTGAGATTTTTTCATCATTAAATTTCTTTTTTGATTTAAAAGCCAACGACTATGTTGAGTTGATGTTCTCAGTCTCTGACCTTAGTGTTGAGCTGAAGACATTTGCTGCTGCTGTGCCACACCCAGCCATCCCGTCTATCATTCTTACCGTCAACAACAATATAGAAGGTGTCCAATGACCGTCATCGTAAAAGTGCTGATTCCAGCAAAGCAGGCTGAGAACGCCCAAACCACACAGTACACAGCCTCCAGCGTTCGGGCAATTATTGACAAGTTCACCGTCACCAATACCAGCGCAAACAATATTACGTTTAGCTGCAATCTGGTGACTGTTGGAGGAACTGCGGGCGCATCTAACCTAATTGTTGATGCTCGCAGCATTGTGCCAGACGAGACTTATACTTGCCCAGAGCTAGTGGGTCAGGCTCTAGAGGCGGGTGATTTTATCTCTACGATTGCAAGCGCAGCCACATCTTTGACCATTCGGGCATCAGGCCGAGAAATAACCTAGAGGAACGCTATGAAAAACTTTATGATTATCCCCAAGGGTTTCGCTGGGCTGCCAATGGAAGAAGAATTCTTGAGTACGGCAGAAAATAAGAAGAATTATGCAATTGCGGTGCAGGATTGGAATTATGGCCCAGAGATGCCGACCAATGAGCCTGGCGCAAACAAACCGTTTTATGTGGCTTTGGCTGAGGCCATGCAATGCGATGAGAAGGACGCAAGACGCAAGCATTGCTCAAATTGTGAGTATTACGACAACAGTCTGATGGCACAGGTCAAAATCGAGCGCATCCCTATGGCTGCATACGACAAGGGCGCAGGATTCCGTGGCCATTGCGGTAAGCTCAATTTTATCTGCAACGACATGAGAGTGTGTCAGGCTTGGGAAGACCGTGAATATGAGATGGATTGAAATGACGAATTGTGGGAAAATACTCTCGCTGAGTCAATCGAGCCACCAGCAGCTTATCCGTTTGGGGGGCATATGACTGATTGGCTTAGAGAGAACCTACAGAAGGGTCTATCTCTGCCTGCTCCTGCAACGGAGTGGCTGATGATGCTCTATGGAGCAATCCAAGTCTTTGATGATGTTGCTGATGGCGATCCTGTCAAGCGTGAAGACCTGAATGCCACCATCTGGAATACGTTGGTCGGCATGAATCAAAACAGCTTCTGGCTAGTCAACTCCCAGACTCTTGCGCCAGTTGTCGCATCGATGATTTTAAAGTGGCAAGCATCCGATCAGGCAGAACGAGCTGGTCGTGCTGATGCTCGCTCTTTCGTCTGGCGTGCGGGTTTCTACGATGTGGTCTTGATGGCCGTGGCGTTATGTCATGGCACAGATCATGCGACCAACGTGGCCAGCGATGTCATGGCTCTGTATGGCGAAAAATTAGAAGATTATTTACAGGAGTTTAATCATGCCTGATCCAATTACTGGAATCGTGGTCGCTGGATCACAGCTTATTGGTGGCGTTATGCAAAGCCGATCAGCTGGAAGAGCAGCTGATGCTCAAACAGAAGCGTCTGAAAGAGGCATTGAAGAGCAGCGCAGGCAATTTGATGCGGTGCAGGAAATCCTCAAACCATACGTTACAGCAGGCACAACCGCAATCGGTGGTTTACAGCCTTATGCCGCAGCCGGAGCACCTGCGCTAGAGCAGCAGCAGGCATTGCTTGGATTGCGTGGCCCAGAGGCGCAGCAAGCAGCCATTACAGCTATTGAGCAGGGCGCAGGATTTAAGGCTCAAGTCAGGCAGGGTGAAGAGGCGATTCTCCAAGGCGCATCAGCCACAGGAGGTTTGCGTGGTGGCAATATTCAAGCAGCTCTTGGACAGTTTCGCCCACAGATGCTTCAGAGCGAGATTGATCGGCAATATGGTCGACTTGGTGGTTTGACAAACTTAGGTTTAACTGTAAACCAAAACTTAGCACAGTTAGGTCAATCTGCTGCCGGAGGAACGGCCTCAGCAGGACTATCAACTGGCGCAAGAATTGCAGGACTAGAGAGTCAAATTGGCTCGGCTCAGGCTGGCGGTGAATTGGCATCTGGTCGAGCATTGTCTAGCGTCTTTAATTTGCCAGCTCAATTTTTAGGTATGCAATATGGTATGAAAGGCGGCGTACCAGGCTTTGGTAATTTGTTTGGTGGCGGCGGTGGAGCTATGGACATACCAATGGAGGGTTCTGCATTTAGCGATAGACGCTTAAAGACAAACATTCACCGCATTAGCACCAGACCGGATGGTTTAGGCGTATATGAGTTTGAATACATCTGGGGCGGCGGTAAGCATATTGGTTTGATGGCTCAAGAGGTTCTAGGTATCTATCCAGACGCTGTTGGAAGTGTTGGTGGATACTATACCGTTGACTACAGCCGAGTTTAGGGGATAGGAATGGTACAACCAGCAAATTACAACATTGACGTTCAAAGCCCATTCCAAGCCTTTGCACAGGGCGCACAGCTCGGTACTGGATTGGCTGAGGTTCAAGCTCGCAGACTAGCGCAGGAGCAGGATGTAATTCGTCAGCAGCAATTGAATCAAGCAGTACAGACCTTGAATGCAAACCCTAATCCGACTGCAAAAGATTATCAACAACTGTCTTTTTTGCTGCCTCCAGCACAGATGAAGAGTGTGCTTGATGTGTTTCAAGCAGGGACAAAAGAGCAGCAGGATAATCAGATTGCATTTTCTGGCAAAGTGCTTTCAGCGTTTACAGCAGGACAGCCACAGATTGGCATTGATCTATTAACTGAACGAGCGACAGCAGAAGAGAATCGTGGCAATAAGGCGCAAGCTAAAGCATTTAGAGATTATGCAGAGCTTGCAAGGCTTAACCCTAACGCAGCTCAAAAGACGATTGGCGTGATGCTGGCAAGTTTGCCAGGCGGTGACAAGATTATTGAGTCCACCATCAAGGCGCAGACCGGACCAGCAACTGTAAGCAAGGCAGAGGCTGAAGCAGTTGGCGCACAGTTAGATACTGCCAATAAGCCTTTGCAACTACAGCTGGGGAATATTAAAACACAAGCAGACATCAATAATATTCAAAGTCAGATTACTGACAGAACAAGAAGGCTTAATTTAGATCAAGATAGATTGACAGGTGATGTGCAAAAAACGCTTATCGAGCTTGCACAAAAACAAGGAACATTAGAGCCTAGCGCAGTCAAGATTATCAACGATTCTGTGGTTGCGAGTCTTGGCTTAGAGCAGTCCGCAGCAAAAACGCTTGATTTAGCCACTAAAATTGAGCAGCAGAATGCCACAGCAGGTATTCCAGCCAAGCTCTCGGAAAGTTGGAAATCTATTTCTGGAGACCAAAACGTAGTCACGCAGTTACGAAATGAATACTCAAGGCTTCGCAATACTGCTGCGATTAAGGCATTACCGCCTGGCGTTGCAACGGACAAGGATATTGAGCTGGCATTGAAAGGCATTCCCCCAGAGACAGCAAACGCTGCCATACAAGCCTCATTTTTACGAGGCATGGCAAAGATGCAGCAGTATGAGGCAGCGACTGAAAGCGCAAAATCTGAATGGGTAAACTCAACAGGAAACCTTGGTCGATCAAAGTCAGACATTGAGATTGGTGGAATTAAAGTGCCAAAAGGCACAACCTTCCCAGAATTTGCTCGTCAGTTTATGGATCAGAGAGCGCAAGACTTGGCAGCGACACAAGCGAACACG